TACCTTTTATAAAATCCCCAGTAACTCTATATACTTTACCTACAACCGTTGTGAATCCTTGAGTTGTTCTTGCATTTGCAGATCCATTTGATGTAACAACTAGTTGACCATTTGACCAACTATCATCACCATCCCAGCTATCACTATTAGCATCAAAAGTCCCATTAGTAATTAAATCTTGGACTGACATTATTTCTCTATCTACAAGAATTTTATCAAGTGAGGTTATTTTCGTAGTGCTTGTTACATCTAATGTTGTGTCTGAGTTAGTAGCAGAAGAAGATAAAGTGGCACCAGTCACACCATTCTTTGGCATAGTACCAGTCCAGGTTGGGTTTACACTATCTCCATCAGCATATATTTTAACAGTTAAATCATCAGAACTATCATAGACAGCATTAAGCCTTCTAACTACAGCAGTTTTATCTAGATCCTTAAATGGAAACCAGCCTGTCTTTCTACTAGTAGCTAAAGTTTCCGTGACTGTAGTATCACCCATTTGCCTGACTTCACTATTAGCCATCAGTCAATACCTCAATATCTTCTATTTTAGTATTACTATTAGTACTTGAATCTGTAGCCATTTCGATCATAAACATTCTTGCCCTCTTACCTACTCTTAAACTCTTATTTGTAGTCTCTTTGGCAGTAGCCGCAGCGAGGGTGTTTGTGAATACAGGATTTACTAAATCTCCATCAGCATATATTTTTAATGTGATTGGATCAGTCGAATGATATTCAACACCTAATCTTCTAATTAAGGTGTTCTTATCTAAATCTTTAGATGCTTTTATCCAACCAGTCTTATAAGATGTGCTATAACTTTCAGCAGGACTGGCCTGGAACTTTCTAACTTTACATTGTTGGTGAATTACAGTTGTAATGTCTTCCACAAATTGTGTTACTTCATTTATCGAAGGAAGACCAATTGTTTTAAAATTATTAACTGATTCAGTAAATGCTATTACTTCCGTTGCGGTCTGTATCCATTTCCAGGTCCGCTTGTCATCAGTTACTACATCTGCTGAAAATTCAGTTTCATCTGTGGCTGGTTTTACATGCTTCCAGGTTCTCTTAGAATCGATAACCTGATCAGTGGAGAATTCAGTTTCATCTGTGGCTGGCTTAATATGTTTCCATGTTCTCTTAGAATCTATAGCTTCATCGGTGGAGAATTCCGTTTCATCTGTTGCTGGTTTATCATATCTCCAAGTTCTCTTAGAATCTATAACTTCATCAGTAGAAAATTGAGTTACATCAGGTTCAGCTGTTTTTACATGTTTATATATCCGTTTGGATTCTGTAGTTGTATCAGCGGAAAATCCAGTTTCATCTAAAGGTACATTAACAACAGTTTTATATACCGTCTTACCGTCTATTATTGATTCAGCAAACCCAGTTTCATCTAGCGGCACACTAACATTCTGTGTAACTGGAGTAATCGATATAGCACTATTAGTCCTATCAATCACAGAAGAATCAATATACTTCCTTACCCATATATAAATATTTGTACCTGATAGAGAGTCTGGTATGCTCCAGGTAAATTGTGTACCAGAAAAATTTATTGCTATATTATTATTAGTATTAAAAGTTGTACCAGATGTATAGTATAGATCAACACCTGTAGTAAAATTATTTTTAGTAAACTGTACTACAATGCTAGAAGTGTACGCATAACTTCCTGAATTAGGTGAGTCAATAGTAACTGTTGGTGCAGTAGTTATTGTAAAGGTTGGCGAGGTGGCAGATATACTAAGTGCCATTATGGGCCTCCCTCAGTATACTGACCTGATACAAATATATAGTAATCATTATCAGATTCGAGTTCAATGCTAGGCGTATAGCTACGAGATCGTATTACTGATGCCAACCCTGTGGCAATTGTATCTACTGTACCACCACCATCCATTAGGTATACTGCCCAACCATTATTCCAGGTTACATTACCAGTTGTAGCCCAGGATATAGTATACTGGGTTCCTTTGTACCAGGTGGTTCCTGAAGTTGGTGCTGTAACTGATAAACTAGGCATTATCCACCTATCTGTATTGACCAGGACACTTTTAAAACATCATCAGTGAGAAGTGAGAAGTTTGGTGGATCATAGGTTGCATATATTATAGCAAAACTAACATCAGGGTCACTACCTGTAACTGTATCATAATCCCTACCTATGGTAAGGGTTGAAATTGTATTTGTGCCTGCCAAATCCCAGGTAGCCTGAGATACCCAAGTTACTGTATCGGTTGATATAGATGTTCCTCCACCTGAAGCGTTTACAGTATTAATAAAGAAATGATTTATTTCTTCAGGAGCTTCACCACTTTCAGATGCATTTAATGTTCCAGTAGACTGATTACCATGAGCTACAATTCCATTTTGCCCATTTCTATCTGTAACAGTAGCATTATTACCCCCATTGGCATTTGCTAGATTACTATTAAACCAACCTGAACTAGTATTGATGTGAAAAGCAGTTGTGCTTGTACCAGAACCTTCCATTGTATCATTAAGTTTCCCAAGCAAGTCATCGTGAACAACATTAGAACCGCATTCGTTGATCTTAGGTTCCATCCTAGCCAGGTCCTCTTTATCATATACTTTTATATCAACAAACCCACGAACCGAAACTGGAGAGAGAGATCTTGTAATTATATTCATACTTTAATTATCCGCTATTGTTAATTGCCATGTAACCGTCAGTTGGTCACCATCAACTAATGAAATGGGTGTAAAACTTTTGGTACTATAGATTACAGTAAAAGCACCTGATGAATAATTATTACCCAATGTACCTGTATTAATTGTCCTGGTAGCTTCTGACCTTGCTACACCAGTTACTGTAAAAGTCTTTGCTCCAGTCGCAGAGCGAGTACAAGACATTTCAGTTTTATTGCTGTTTGAATCTGTAATATAAATTCCAGATTGACCAGATGTCGGTCCAGTAAAATCGTTATTATTAAAATCAGATCCAGAACTAATACAAGGGAAAGCAGAGACACCATCCTTTAGTGTAATAGCTAACTTATTCCTTAGAGATTGATTTATAGTATTAGGACCTTCATGTCTTTCGTAGCTACCATCAGCCCTTTGGACTTCTATGGTTACCTTACCTCTTGGTGCAATCACATCTTTCATGTCTAACTCTCGTTTGTTATTGAATATATGTTTAAAGATTCGTCAATAGCAAAAAGGTCTACTGCTGATGAACCCATGTCTAATTGATACCACGCACCTAGATTAAGATCTAAAGCGTAAATGTTTACCTTATCATCCCCAAATCGACATAATATTCTATTCTTCTTTGGATCATATATAAATCTTGAATTTTCTATATTTGTTACTGCTTGATATATATCTTTAATTCCCTCAGTTATTGCTTTTACATTGAATCCTGCATCTAACATATAAGCATTCTCTCTCCCAGCAAAAAAAGTATCACCTCCAACAGTAACAATAGAATTTGGAGCAACACAGCCAAAGTTTTCTTCCGCTTCTTCTAATGAGAAATTTCCAGGGTTTGTAGATGGTACGTCTAATTTGTAGAGACCCTTTTCCATAAACACAACTAAGGATCCCAAATGCTCTGATAAACCTGTTATCTCACCGCCTTGAGTATCTTTTATTTGTATATAGTTTACAATAGGTAATACATCAGGCTGTTGTACTTGAGAATATATTATCCAATCTTCGTGATCCTCCGCTTCACCTTCTGGATCTAATCTTACATTACCAACAAAATTTCTGCCACTTATGTAAACACTATATTTATAGTTAACTGCAATCTTATCTAATGCGTTTAGTGGGTGGAGCGATCCATCCGATACTCCCCAATCTGATACGACCAACGTAACATTGGTTCCACTTGTGGTAAAGTAATATCCATCATTAAGCGTAGCTGTTCCATTACTTGTATAGGCTGTAAACTGGGAATTTACTTTTACAGCTTTTGTTGTTGTCGCTACAATTTTCTGGGTTTGAGATCCTACAGTAGCTGTCCAATCATTTCTTTCAAGTGGTGCCCAATCCCAAGAGTCATTAAAAACAACATTTCTTCCAGCATATCCATCGGTACCAGAAGCCACAGCCGAAGCACTCTCATAATTTGTTACTGCTGTTGATGTTCCTGTGTAGATTCCCCAGTTGCCATCCCATATTTCATCGCCATCGGCAAAACCAGCAAAAGTTTCTAAGCTACCTGAGTTATAATATTTATCAACAATAGCTACATTAGTATTTGAACTTAAAGAGTCTGCTATATGATACCAGTCCGAGCCAACTTTAATCCAATAATGTGTACTACCTGATGGCTCGTAAGTAGAAAAATTAAAATCTTTTTGGTAAACTACATTCCCAATATAACTAGCAGTATATGCATCATTATCTTCGTGGGTGCTTTTAGTATTTATTGGAATAGTTTTTATATGATAATAAACTGGTTCTAAGTCTCCAGTAGCTGTTGCTGCATAGCTCCGATATACTTTTATAGAAGTAATACGCTTATTCCAATTAGCTGTATCGAAAGTAATAGGAACACTAATTCCTTTTCCAGTACCTGTTATTTCTTTATAAGCGTAAGTTTCTCCAAAAGGTGCCTCCTGAACTCCATCAAAAATTGGAACAAACTTGTAATAATAGAATCCAGCAGCGTGTGTGCCATTACTATTAATCTCATCCGTTATCGTTCCATATGTCCAGGTGGTTGGATAACTGGGAGGAGCATCATCATAGACTAGAGCAGCAGTAGGGTCATAACCACCAAAGAAATATTCTCTATCTATGTTTTGATATATACCAGGTTTATTATAGATGCCATTAGCAAATCTTAAAATATGACCAAAGTTATTTATTTGAATATCAGGAACAGGGTTAGCACTTGTATGTGTCAATGCTTTTACATCGGTGTTTGTGCCAAAGTCAGCAGCACAAGTTCTAATCTTATGGGTTTGAGTTTCGTAATACAACCATACAGCGGCAGCTAATTTCGGATTTACCCATTTTATCATTTGGCCAGGATGATCGCCACTCATAGTAGTAGCAGAACCTCTACCAATTCGTTTGACTAACTTCCCAGGAACATCTAACTCAAAGTTTTTACTCTCAGTCGCAGCTGTATTAGGGATGTCCTCTGGATCGGCATGTGTTATTAAGCCGCCATCAAATATTGGTATTTGGATTAGGCTCATATAAACGTAGATCCATATGCATCTGTAATTGTATGTGGACCACTAATTCCCTTACCAGATACTTGGCTTTTAGCGGCAAATTTGGATTGTTCATATCTTTTTAGATAATTATTTGACTTACGACCCTCACCATCATCATCGCATAACATAGCCTTCGCATAATTAACTAGACTATTATGGTAGGCCGTAGGTATTGTCGGGCTGTCACCAGCCGTGGTATGAGCAATAGAAACCCCATTCAATAAAGCAATTCCACCTAAACCTAATGTTTGCCAATTTGTTAATAAGGTTGCATAATTGCCAAAGGATGTATTCCACATCTGCTCCTCTTCACCGTCATTAACAATTTTGCAATCATCAACAATCGTTTCACCAGATGCAGCGACTAAACTGGATACAATTAAATATCCAGACTTTTGAGCAATATCCACTACATCTTCAACCGTAGCTGTACCAAGTACAGTATTCTCGGTTGGGTTGCTAGAAGTTTGAGCTAAAAACTTTATACTGTCACCATTATAAAAGTTATCTGAAGATAGATTATCAAACCTTAGCTTCTTATAAGCAGTAGCACTATCAGTAAGCTGTACTGGTTTAGCAGCATAAGAGAAAGTTACTAAACTGGAATCAGTTGTAGATGGAACGAGGTACATTTTTTGCCCTCGTATAAAATAATATTCGGGGTTACCAGACTTTAAAGTACTATCTGTCCTATACCTGGAGTATTCAGTATAAGTAGAAAATGGTTTTAAAGTTCGAGTTTTATACTCAACCTGGCCAACTAACTCAACAAAGTCAGTTGGGAGGTCAATAGTGTCATCCCCAGTATTGGGCATATAAGCCCAATCTTTTATATAACATCGAGTATCGAGTGCAAAATCTTCCTCACCTTCGTGAAGATATTTGCGAACCTTTGTCCTGGACACATCTGGACTGAAGGAAGTTAATGTCCTATCAATCAGGGATTCCCAAGTCATGGTTAAGCTCTATTTTTTGTGCCTATGCCTGTGGGGGCTTCAGCTGGGTATCTTGCGTTTAATGCTTGGATCTGAGCAGTTGCACTTCCATAAGCAGCAGCGGCTCTATCAACCTTCGCATCCATCTTCCATAATTGAGATTCTGCCAGATCTATAACGATTTCATGTAATGCAATATTTAATTCACATTCATTTGTACTTGCACCAACAGCTACAGGTTGTCTTAAATACCAGACATCAATTGCTGTTGTAGATGCAGCTGTACCATCAACATAAACCTTTTCACCAAACACATAAGCAACTGGATTGGTTGTACTACCAGCTAAATAAGTATTTTCTAATCTTTTTTGGTCACCAGGTTCAATCATTGTACACCATTTTGATCCATTTACTTTTACAGCTGTGATACCATTGCGAATAGGTTGACCACCAGTACCATGTGCAGTTAATATAGTATAAGTGATACCGTGAGCGACCATTGCCTGATTCGCTACAATTACTTGTAACTCACCTAGGTATGAATTATGAACCAGATTTACTACTGATCTTTGTGCAATATTTAAAGCATCAAGTTTAGCAGTTTGCGTAAACGAAGATTCTTCGGGGTCCTCTAACCTCAGACCCAAGGTTGATAACATTTCGTTACCTGTCATTTTTTACTCCATAATAATTAAGTTAAGCTGGCCCAGCGTAAGCCAGGCCAACCCAACGGTTTAGTAGTTCGTTAAGATGCTCTAGTCACCAACTTCCATGCAGCAGCAGTAGCAGTATCCGCAGTTACGCAGATATACATATTTGCAGCAGAGGTATCCATATAAACAGATCCTTTGACAGCAGCATGAGTAGGTGCTCCTTGGCCAGTATAGTGATGTATACCACCAATAGCAGTATAAACGAATCCACCAGCATCTCGTTCACCGAGCATGCCTGCTTTTTTCTGGTCAGCAACAACTTGTGCAGTAGCCATATTTAACTCCTATTAGTATGCCGTAGGAAGGCCAGTAATTAGACCTTGCCTTGAAGCGTTAGAACAAGTCAGGGCACCTAGCCATTGTATTTTGGCTACGGATGCATCCTGGTTAACTGGCTTTTGAAAGCCTTCGAAAACGAAATTACGTTTTCTGTGATGTCTGAACTGGAGATACTTCTCATTCAAGAAGAACGCCATTCCAGCAGGACAATGATCGTCTACAACTACAGGTGTATTTCGATACATCAATGCTGTAAAACCAGCATCGGCAAGAGTAGCAGCAGCAGGACCGAATCTCTTCTGTCCAGCTAATGACTCTTCGTAAGCATCAAAAACAATTTGAGTTGTCACGATTATTGACGTATGATCATTATCAACTGTGCAAGCTCCGTACATTTTACGGAGTTCTCTACCAATTGAATTTGTTCCAGAACTAGCAGATACAGTACTAAAAGCACTTGACCCAGCAGCCTGGACTTGAGCTTTCCACCAGGTATAGTCAACACGAGAAATTCCTCCTAAAGAACCACCAGCAGTAGTTTCCGCACTTGCGTCAGCAGGTGCAGCAATAATGTGTTGGAGTCCGTTGAATTCATTTCCTGAGTCACCATTACCAGCGTAAAGCGTGGTTCCGAAAAGGTCTTTCAAAGACTTCTCGGCATTCTTCACTTTGGCTTCTAATAAATCGATTACACGCTCAGGGCCATCATTCAACATCTCTTCTTTACCAGAGATGGAAATAGTGGCATAAGCCTGTTTCCAATTATACTGAGCATCGGTAAATGTTTCGGTAGGTGATGTATCTAGTACATCGTATCCTGAGTAGAAACCTTTTGCATCACTTTTTCCGTATTCTAAAGGTTGTAAAACCTTGTTACCTGAAGCAGCAGGCTTCGACTTGCGAAGCATCCTATGCGTAAGCACATTGGAATCGAATATATTATCAACCATCTGAGGAATGTATTTATCCTTAGTTAAAGCACTAAGGTTGTCGTAATTAAGTGGCATTACTTAATCCCCTTTTGTTTGATTATTTATTCATAGAGGTCGTAAGACATAGCCTGATCCCTTGCTTCATCATAAGATTTAGGTACCGTATTAGCTACAGACCTTTCACCACTATGTTTTGCAGAAACTTCGGGTATGGCTTTCTTTTCATTCGCCTCTTCCAGAGTCTTTTTAGCTTTCGCAAAAGCACTATCTACAGCGGCTTGATGGTTAGTTATGATAAAAGCATCTTCTAGATTGTTAAGCCCTTTATCAATCGAGGTCTGAATGACCTCTCTTAGAGCATCCTCTTGACCATCCAATTCAGGATGATCAGCAATCAATTCACCAATATCTGCTTGTACCTGCCTTTCAGCAGTTTGCATTTCTAACCTATTTTCAAGCTCCTGGAGTCGACCAACCATTTCATCATTGGCTTCATCACTCTTCGTGTCCTGTTCCAGTTCTTTACTTGGCTCAACAACAGGGTCTTCTTGAAATAAGGCATGATCCTTACCTAAGTAATCAGTCAAAGTTTCCCTCAACTCTTCATCATCATTCAACGCCTTCCATTTATTCGATTGAGCATCGAGAGCTTTGCGTTGGGTAGATAATTCTTGAGCTTTTTGGGTATTAGAACTCTGCCAGTCATGTCTATTCCTTGAGTCTTCAAGTGCAGCTTGAATGTCATCATACGAATATGATTTCCCATCAATCTCCAACTCGTCTATTGTTGGTGCTTCTTCAGTTGTACTAAGTTGCTCAGTCTCCTGAGTCTCGGTTTCTACGGTAGCTTCCTCACCGCTGGGTTCACTAGGTGCAGCTTCTACTGGCTCGCTCTCACTCTCGTTGATGATTAGAGAGTTTGCGACATCCATTTCTACTTCACCATAGATTCCACCTTCAATAACTTCGGACATATAGTCCCCCCGCTTATTTGTATGAAAAATCCTACTTATTTACTATTGATAACAATCAAATAATAGGACTTTCCTTTATTTTAAACCATCTTACTACTGTTCAGATGGTAATCTGTTCATCAAACCAGGATCTGATTGGAGTTTGGCTAAGATCTCATCCTCGTTGGTCCCAAGACCAGCCATTTCTTCTTCACTCATCGCCTCTTCCCCTCCACCTTGCTGTTCCATCATTTTCCTTATGAGCTTCTCTTTTCCTGGTAGTTCAATATTTTCTAGTATATAAACTGGATCAGTAACAAGACCCATTTGCATTAGCTGCATTATCTTATTTTCAATCCATTCTCTATTTTCTGGTAACATAGAACCAGCTTTTGCTCGTACATCAAAGTCCATTTCATTCATCATAGTACCGATATATCTACGCTCATCCACCCCATCATCGGTTTCTACCATCATTACATGTTCTTCAGTACCTAAATTCTTTATCATAGCTATCCACATCGTACCTAATGTCTGTATAGCCTGATCTACAGACCTGGCTTTAAAGTCAATCTTAGTTGTGGAAGCTTGTTGATATATTTGAGCCTGTACACCAGAAGTAACTGAAGCATCGGCTTTACCCTGGGTGGCCTTATTCACACCACTAATAGTCTCAAACATATCGTTAAGAAGTTCGTAAAAGGTAAATACATAACTCGGAATACT